CGAAACCTCGACGCGATCCTTCCTCGGCTCCGGCACCACCCTCATCGCCGCCGAGCAACTAGGCCGCAAGTGCTACGGGATTGAGATTTCTGGTGGATATTGCGATGTAATCGTCAAGCGCTGGGAGAACCTGACCGGCGAGACAGCCGTATTGGAGAAGTGATATGACCCACAAAGGGAGCGAAAACCTCATCCCGTTCAAGCCGGGGCAGTCGGGCAACCCAAAGGGCAGGCCGAAGGGGTCGGGGATCACTGACAAGCTCAAAGCCTTGCTCGATTCGGAAGTTATCCTCAAAGGCGAGAAGTTGACTATGGCCGACGCGATCGCTCAGGTGGTAATCAACAAGGCTTTGAAGGGCGATCACAAGTTCGTTCGTGAAATCCTCGACCGCACTGAGGGCAAGGTCACAGACAATGTGAAGATCGACGGCGAGATGAAGATCATCCAGCAGCGATTCACCAGAGCCGAGAAGCCCGATGTTGATGGAGACTGAGCCATATATCGAGTACCGCGATACCCCGCTTCTGGACCACCAACACGAGTTCCTAGATGCTGATGATGCGTGGTTGCTCGGTGATGGCGGGCGTGGTTCGGGAAAGACCTATGTACTCTGCTGCAAACTGTTCGACCGAGCAAGCCACCCGCAAGCACGCGAGGGGCTATTCCGTCAACGGTTGATCGACCTAAAGACAACCACGCTCCGCACGCTTCTGGAAGGCGACGGGGCGAACCCCCCTGTTCTGATCCCTGGTTCGTACACCCACAACTCGGCGCTCAAGGTGATCAAGCTCAATGGTGGCGGGGAGATCATCTACAACGGCATGGATCAGGGCGATGTAGGCCGCGAGGCTGGATCAACTGGTCGAGGCTCGTCTATGAATCTGACCGGCGCGGCGTTCGATGAATGGGTCGAGATGCAGGAGAACACGGTTATTCAGGTTTCGGGCGGTGTCCGCGTCAAGGTGCCGGGCCTTCCTCTGCAACGGTACGGCGTGTGCAACCCCTCAACGCCCGCGCACCCGCTTGCGATCCGGTTTGGGATCACTGACCCCTCAACGGCTCATCCCCGCGCACGACGCATCGAGATGCCCGCTAAAGACAACTTCTTCAACCCGCCCGAGTTCCTTGAAGAACTGGCATCGCTGACCGGCGTTGCTCGGATGCGGTACTGGGACGGGCTATGGGTAGGTGCTGATGGATTGGTCTACGACAGGTTCTTGCGGAGCAAGCATGTTCGGGATTGGGAGCAGCCTGAGCGGTTCGAGAAGGGTCAGATTCTTGGCGTTGACGATGGATACACTGATCCGTTCGTGGTGCTGGATTACGGCATTGACCCCGATGGACGGCTGTGGTGCCGCAATGAGGTGTATGAATCCAAACTCACCCAGTCCGAGAAGATCGACCGGATCAAGTCTCTATGGCGTGGTGATTGCCCTGTGGTCGTGGACAATGCAGCGCCCGATCTGATCGAGTCATTGAAGCGGGCGGGGGTTAATGCGGTGCCTTGCGACAAGGGGCCGGGGTCTGTCAACTACGGTATCGGGGTGGTTCAATCCCTGCTGGCGCGTGAATGCGACGATGGGGAGCCATGGTTGAGCTACTCGTCAAACTGCACAAACACGATCCGAGAGAAGGAATCGTACGAGTGGAAGCCGGGAATATCAGGCGTGAAGGATCAGCCGCGAGATACCAACAACCATGCGATGGATGCGGAGAGGTACGCTTTGAGGTATATTACAGAGGAACGCGGCGGGCGTGTCCTATCATCGGGTGTGACCGATCAGGATGCCGGTGCTAAATGGTCGTATGAAGATGCACGCAAAGACGACGATTGGGGCTGGTAATGAGCATGAAAATATACAGCAATGACCCCCGCAACTCCCAGCGTTTCAACCGCGCCAACCTGACGAGGGCTGAAACGCTCGCCCGTCACTATGGGCTAAACCATGAGTTTCAGGAGTATCTAGACCACGCTACGGGCATCTCGCACACCCTCGCCACATACAACGCAAAGGTCTGTACATCGGCGACGCTCAGGCTCTACAAGGTCATGCTGTCGAAGTCGCGCGGCCAGAGCGCCGGACTCAACGCCCGGTCGATTCCATCGGCGAAGATGAAGGCGATCAAGTCCGGACATCATGGTTTCAAGGCTGCGTCATACGCCGAGTCTGGCGCTGAGATGTTGGAGGTGACGACGCACCCGCTGCTCGACCTGCTGCAATCCCCCAACCCGATCATGCCGGGGACGATGCTTGAGCATCTCAAATGGTACATGAACTGGATCGGCGGGAACGCCTACGAATACAAGTCCATGCAGAATGGCGTGCCGTTCATGCTCTCCCCGATGCTCTCGCAGTTTGTGTCTATCGAGGCTGATATTGAGTCCGGGGTCACGGCATTCAACTATGGGCGTTCGCGTGATTCGGTGACCCCGTTCAGTCCCGACGAAGTGATCCACTACAAGCTCTACCCATCGCCTCACTCGGCTCTGTATGGGATCGGAGCCATGTACGGCGTGCTTCCGCACATGGACATGATCCAGAACAACTTGATCCACGATATAAGTATGGCGAAAAACGGGATGCACCCGGACGGTATATGGATGCTGCCTGAGGGGACGACCGACCAGAACGCGGCCAAGTTTGAAAACCAACTCAAATCCAAGTTTCGGGGGATTAAGGACTACTGGAAGCACTTGATATTTTCGGGCAAGGTCGAGTTCGTCAGCCCACAGTTCGGCGAGAAGGACTTGATGACCCTTCCGAAGTTGGAGCATTCAGAGAAGGCTATTCGTCAGGCGTTCGGACACACTGAGTCAATGGCTGATTCAACCGATACGAATGTGGCTTCTGCGATCCAGTCGCACGATAAGCAGTTCTTGGGCGGCACGATCTGGCCCGCGCTGCTCAACGATGCCGCATTTAAGAACGCCCAACTTCTCCCCGATTTCGGCCTTGATCCCGAGGTGTATTTCGTTTCGTATGACAACCCTATTGAGCGTGATGAGGCGTTGTATTCTGATCGTCTGCGTGCCGATGTGATGGGCGGCATTCGGACGATCAACGAGGCTCGTGTTGAGATGGGTCTATCGGAAAATCCCGACGAGTTCGCCGATCGTCTGCTGGTGAACGGTCAGCCGCTTGGGGCAGTTGCAGCACCCGCTGACCCGTTCGGCGGTCTGCTTGGCGCAATGGCCCCCAAGCCCGCTGAATCAACCGCAGGGGCCGAGGATTCACAAGTGGATGATTCCACTCCGGATGAGCCTGTGCAACTCTCAGTAGACGATAAGCGTGCAACCGTCCTGTCTGCGGCTAAGTCGTTTGTGGAGCCGATGCACTGGCGCGATTGCCCTACTTGCTCAAAGGCCCAAGACCCCTCAGAAATGGCACCCGACGATATTCTCCGCGAGGCGATGGGGGGGCTTGCCGACGAGTTCGAGGCTTCGATGTCCGATGTGTTGGCCGATGCTCAGTCATCGCTAGTGCAGGCGTTGTATGAGGGTGCGTCTGATGACGAAATCCACAATCTAGAGCGAATCCTGAGCGACCAAGCCGCCGAGGTCCTTGGTGAAGCGATGATCCCGGTGATGGAGTTTGGTGGGCAGGAGATGACCAGCGAGATTGGCGGTCCTGAGTTGGCCGGAACTTTCCAGATCACTGATCAGCGTGCGGTAGACTTTCTGCGTGACTACACGATTGGACTTGCCGATGACATCATGGGGACGACTGCTGACATTGCCAAGCGTGCGGTATCAGCGGGCCTTGAAATGGGCCTCACTGAGTCCGAAGTGGTGGGCGTGATGGTAGAGAACGGGATCGCCGAGAACCGGGCCACGATGATCGCTCGCACCGAAACCCAGCGGGCGGTTCAGAACGGCAAGCGGCAGGCGATGATCCAGTTGGATATCGAGCAGGTCCGCTGGGTGAATGCACCTGGGGCAAGCAAGGCTCACCAGATCATTGCATCAAGGTCGCCGAAGCCGATTGACGAGCCTTTCGTGAAGGCGGGCGAAACCATAGCCGACGAAACCTACAGCCGGGACATATATGTGCCGCCTGCCAGACCAAACTGTAGATGTTCGATACTCGCAGTATTTGAGGATGATTGATATGGACCGACAAGCACAACTCATAGAACGCATCAGGGGCCATTCCTTCGTGAAGAATCACGGCGGCGTGGCTGGCATCGTCGGGTCCTACGGCAAGGGAGCCGAAACAGACATCAACGCTGACACCAACGATATTGTGGTGATTGCCAACACCGGGGACATCGACCTAGAGAACGAGCGGGTGATGCCTTCGGGCGCTGACGCTTCGTACTTCGATGCGAACCGGCAGATGTTCGCAGACCATCGCTATGACATCGAGAGCGGCGCGGGCCATGTTCGATCCATCGGGGCGTATCCAAGCACCGAGAACCACAAGTCTTGGAAACTCCGCGTTCGTTTGCGTGATAACGCTATCGGGAAGGCTATCCGGGCGATCGTTGAGGACACGAACCAGATCGGGGTGTCTGTGGGGTTCGTTCCCGACGACTACGGTCCTCCGACTCCAGACGAGTTGGACAGCATGGGCGGGATATTCAGTAGCATTGTGCGGTCGTGGAAGTGGTTTGAGACTTCTTTCACCCTCCTGCCCTGCAATGTGGCGTGTCAGTCGATGGTGGTGTCCGAGGGCAAGAGCATGGATATGGTGGAATCTGCCGACCGGCTCTTGACCAATAACAAGATCGACCGGGAAGCGGCGTACGCGCTTGGAATGCCGATAACGATGACGCGGCGGTTCTTCACGATCCCCCGAAAATCGGTGAAGGTCTACACCGAATGCGGCTTGATGTACGAAAAAGCGGTATAGTTTGGCAATATGGTCTCTGTGTTCTGATCGCCCGGCGCTGTCCCCTTGTGCCGGGCGGTCTTTTTTTCTGTACTTTTCGGCTGCCTTCCTGTATGCTTGGGTATGAACACACACGAACTCAGAGTAGCAGACAAGCAAACGGGGACAGAGTGCATCAAGTCCTTCATTGGGTCAGATCGACGATCCGCACAACTTCGCGCGATCGACGATGATTGGGTGTTGGCTGAGCGAATGGCACCCAAAATAACCGAATCGGCCAGCAGGCCGGTATGGTGGACTCGATTCTGGAACGCCGAAGACCCCGCTGAGCGTGCAATCGTTCGCGGAATCTGCAAGGCGTACTGCATCATCCTCTGGTACACCGCAGTATGGGCGGTTCTCGCGGCTATCGCCGTCGGGTTCTACCTGCTCATTCGGAACGCGAATCCCTGATTCGTGTATCATCGGGCATGGATATGCCAGACGAGGATGCCAAGAAACTCATCAAGCGTGATCGAGTCAGGCTCGCAAGGGAACTGCAAATATTTTCGCGCATGGGCTACAGGGCTTGCGAACTCGGCACGCTGATCGTGACCTACGAGGGGGTCCCCGTCGCCGTTGAGGTGGTTCCTATGACGATCATTGACCCCGACCCGTCCAGGTGGGGGACGCTGGATTTGTAGCCATTTGACATTCACTCAATGACCTGCCATACTACAGGAGTAAGGCACTGCCTGCGGACCAATCGTTGATCTATCAGCCTGCGGACCAATCGTGATCGCCCAAAGTTGTCGCATACGCACAAACCTTGGAGAATATCATGAGTTGGAATCGTAAATCCCTGATGAAGATCGGGAAGAAAGAGGGCTTCGCGGGCAAGACTGCCGAAGCATTCGCAGACTGGGCAGACGAGAACGGGATCAAGCTGGAAGGCTTGGGCACCCGTTCTGATGTCATTGCTGCATTCAATAAAACCGTGACCATCACCGCCGATGCAGGCGAGGAAGTTATCGTCACCGAGGCAGCCGCAACCGAGGAAGCGGAACTCGAAGAAGAAGAAGAAGTGAAGATGGAGGACGGCGAGGAAGATGAGGAACTCAAAGCGTTCCGCGCTTTCCGTCGCTCGCAGAAGTCCGCTACTCGGACGCTACAGAACGGCACGCCGAATCCAGCCGCAACTATGCTCCCTGGTCATGCCAAGATCGGCGACAAGCGCGGTGCGAAGATGATCGCATACGACCGAGCTATCAAGGATGGACGGTCACTGAGCCGCACCAAGCACGCCCCAGTGTTCGGCGATGCCGAGCGTATGGAGGTGTTCAATGCAATGATCCGCTCGCACGCAATGTCTGCTCATGGGTACACCATGAAGGCAGCGGACGAGAAGATCATGACCAAGAATCACGCTGTAGGGATCAACTCCACCGGTGGCGCGTTGGTGTTCGGTGAATACTTCCCTGAGCTTATCGAGAACTTCAGTTCATTCGGTGCGGCCCGCGCTGCTGCCGGTGTCACCACCATGCGTGAGGGCTTCCGTTCGGTGTCCAAGATTCACGATGATGTGGCGGTTGGCGATGTGGGCGAGGGCGATCCGATGACTGCATCAACCGTACTCGTCGGCAATGTTGACCTGACCGCAAAGAAGTCGTATGCACTCGCCAAAATTAATATGGAACTCCTGCAAGACTCAGCGTTCGATATTGAAGATGTGATCGCCAGTTCTATGTTCCGTCAGTTGCGGGCATGGGAAGACGACTGCTACTTCAACGGTGCGAATAACCGCGAAGGACTCGCCGACAAGATCGGTGCGAACTCCACTGTGGACGCGAACCTCGCGGCCCGCACAACTGCGAACTGGGGCGGCTACGAGATTGCTGACATTCAGAACTTCCTCGGAAGTTGTGCAGCATGGGCATCGGAAGATCCAAACTTCGGTATCGCTACATCGTGGCAGTTCTACATGACGGTTCTTCGTCGCTTTGCATTGTCCGCAGGTGGCAACACCGGCGCGATGCTGCTCAATGGCGTGTCTGGTCCAGGCCTCACCTCCAAGTGGGACTGGGACGGAATCCCGGTCTACATCAACAACCGCGCTCCGAAGTCATACAACGCAGACCAGATCGACGCATACGCTGGCGCGTTCGGCCATGCAACCAAGTTCGGTGTAGTCACCGGCTCGGAGCAGGTCGCAACCACCGATCAACGCTGGTTCGATGAAGATGTGTTCGGTATCAAGATGACCCAGCGTTGGGCCGTCAACTGTCACGATGTGAACAACGAAGCACTCGCGGCTGGCACTGATGCCGGTTCTGGCGTGGTCGCACTCAAGGCGTAAGCCAGAACAAGGAAGGAACGAAATGAAGCATATTCAGAATATGAAGAC